CCTCTTTCCGACGGCGGGAAAATCTCGGGAGGGGGTTCAGACGAGACCGCCAGGCGCGCACACGCGCGAAAATCTCGAATCGCGCGGCGCGGGCGCAAACGACGCGGGCGCGCAAAGACGCAAACCATCTGAGGCTCTGCCGGGCGCAGTTCATCTCGGCGGCATTGGGAACCACCGCCGGTGCCCGGAGTCATCTCATCATCCTCCTTTTTTGACTGGACGCGGCGTTCGCGCGCTGCGTCTGGCAGAGTCTCAGAGAAAGGAAATCTAAGCATGGCGCGAGAGGACATGATCCGGCAGGACATGCAGCTTGTCGGCACGTACAACGCAATATTTGAGCCGACGATCAAGCAGCTGGCCAAGACGGAGCGCGAACTCTCCCGCGCCGAGAAAGAGTGGAAGAAGCAGGGCGGGCAGCGCATCTGCACGATGGTCAACAAGACCGGCGCGGAGTACACAGCCAAGAGCCCGTACTGGACAGCGGTCGAGGATCTGCGCGCGACGGTGCAGGGCCTGCGCAACCAGCTCGGCCTCACGCCGACGGGGCTTAACAAGGCGCGCGCCAAGAGCGTCCCGATGGGCGGCACGAGCAAACTTGAGCAGCTGCTGGCCGAGGCCAAGAGCCACGCCGAAGAGCATGCGGCGCAGTACCAGCGCGAGGTCGACGGCTTTGTCGAAGCGACGCTCTCCGGAGAAAACGGGCTCTGCGAGGACGCGGTGCTTGCCTGCAAACGCTACGTGTCAGACTTGGACACGGGAAAATGGGAATTCCGGACGGAGCCCGCGAATGAGATCATCGCCATCATCGAGACGATGATTTGCCACCAGCAGGGCGAGTTCCTGGACGCGACGCCCCTGCGCGGCACGCCGTTCCTGCTCCTGCCGTACCACAAGTTCATCGTCTACAACATCATGGGGTTCTACCTTCCAAGTACGAAGATCCGGCGCTTTAAGGAGGCCGTGGACTTCATCCCGCGAAAAAACGTCAAGACGACGTTTGCGGCCGCGCTGGCCTTTGCCCTGGCGCTGTACGAAAGAGCGTCCGGCTCGAAGGTCTATGAGGTGGGCGGCGCGCTAAAGCAGGCACTTGAGGGCTTTGACTTTTTGAAGTACAACTGCACGCGCTTGGGCGTGACCGTCAAGGATGAGCCAGAGACGGGCCTGCGGATCATCGACAACAACATGGAGCGGTCGATCTCCGGCGATGTCGGCGACGGCATGATCTCCATCAACGCCCTGGCAGCGAACCCCGACAAGCAGGACTCCTTTAACTGTAACATCGTCATCGCCGACGAAGCGCACACCTACAAGAGCCCGCAGCAGTACCAGATCCTCAAGGACGCGACAAAAGCCTACACCAACAAGCTTGTCATTATCATCTCGTCCAACGGACCCAACGCGCGCGGCTTCCTGCTCGGGCACTTAGAACTCTGCCGGAAGATCCTCCGCGGCACCGTGACCGGCGACTACGCGGACACGATCTTTTGCTTTTTGTGCTCCGCACCGACGATGGAAAACGGCGATGTGGATCTCCATGACCCGGCTGTCCTGAAAGCAGCGAGCCCCGGCTGGGGGTACTCTATCCGGCCGCAGGACATGATCAACGACGCGGCCATCGCGGCCGAGAACCCGATGCTCCGGCCGGAATTCCTCAACAAGAGCCTCAACGTCACGACGAACGCCGTCAAAGCCTGGTTTGACATCCAGGAGTTCCGAAAGTCTGACGAAAAGTATAACTGGACGCTCCAGGAGCTTGCAAAGCTCCCCATCCGCTGGTATGGCGGCGCGGATCTCTCCAAGATGCACGACCTGACGGCCTGCTGCCTGTTTGGGCACTACAAGGGCGTGGATATCATCATCCCGCACTGCTGGTTCCCGCGGCCGGCCGCCGTCGTGAAAGCGACGCAGGATCAGATTCCGCTTTTCGGCTGGATGGAAGACGGCTGGCTGGATATGACCAACGACAAGGTCACAAACCACTCGGACGTTGTGCGTTGGTTCAAAAAGCGGCGCGCCGAGGGCTTTAAGATTCGCCGCGTCGGCCACGACCCGAAGTTCTGCCGCGAGTACTTCGTGGAAATGCAGAAAGAGCGCTTCCCCATCAAGGCGCAGATCCAGCGCTTCACGCTCAAGTCCGAGGGCTTCCGATACCTCGAGAAGAGCGCAAAGCAGGGCACGCTCTATTACCTGCACGCCGAGCCCTATGAGTACTGCGTGCAAAACGTTGCCGGCATTGAAAAGGCCGACGATATGGTGATGTACGAAAAAATCGCTCCAAACCTGCGCATTGACGTCTTCGACTGCTCGGTCTTTGCCGCGTGCGCATATCTGGAGGATCTGACCGCCAGCGCCAAGGGCGCGGGCTGGTATGAAGCAAGAGAGAAAGGCGGTGAAAATAGTGGCGCTTGAGCAGGCCTGCTTGTTTGACGATAACCCGGAATACGACAGCTTTGTCGCAAAATTCGAGCCGAAAAAAACCACGGATGACTGCTATACGCCGCCGCTTGTGTATGCAGCCATTCGGGATTGGGTGTGCGATCGGTACGACATCGACCCGGCTTGCATTGTTCGTCCCTTTTTCCCGGGCGGCGACTTCGTAAATTACGATTATCCGGAAGGCTGTCTCGTTCTGGATAACCCGCCGTTCTCGATCTTGTCGGAAATTTGCAAATTCTATCTTGCCAAAGACATCCCATATTTCTTGTTTGCTCCGAGTCTCACAGCTTTTGGCGGGCGAACCGTCGCAACTCGGATGAACCACATCATTTGCGACGCAGATATTACCTATGAGAACGGCGCAGTCGTCCGGACGGCATTTGTGACAAACCTTGACAAAGACATTGTGGCAGAGACCGCGCCGGATCTTCGCGAGGCAATTGCCGCCGCTATGTGCCAGATCAAAGCAGAAACGGCAAAGCCCTTGCCGAAATACGTTTACCCGATGCACGTTCTCACGGCTGCTATGCTGCAAAAATACGCGCATTATGGCGTAGCCATGACCGTCCGCCGGAGCGACTGCACAGCAATCGGCGCGCTCGACTCACAGCGGCTTAACAGGAAGGCCATCTTTGGCGGTGGCCTCCTTCTTTCGGAGAGGGCTGCGGCGGAGAGGGCTGCGGCGGAGAGGGCTGCGGCGCATACTTGGGAACTGTCTGAACGCGAACTGCAAATTATCCGAGATTTAGGAGAGGATGGTGATGCCACTTGAAAGTGAAAGTGCAGCGCAGATCCGCGCAGGACGACGCGCTGCGAAAATTCGTGATCGGCGCGGTCGATCAGGACACGCTGGGCGTGCCGGGCTATTGCAGGCTCGCTGACAGCCCGGACGTGCTGGCCGCGATCGGCGGCCTTGCCGATATCGTATCGAACGCGACCATCCAGCTCATGCAGAACACGCCGGACGGCGACGTGCGCGTGCGAAACGCGCTCTCCCGGTTTATGGACATCTCGCCGTGGAGCTTCGGCACGCGCAAGGATTTTGTAAGCGCCATCGTCTGGGCAATGCTCACAAGCGCCAGCGGTACGGCCTTCTTCCTTCCGGTCACGCGGGACGGGCTGCTTCGCGATCTTATCCCCATGCCGGGCGCGCAGGCGATGAGCCCGGACGAAGGCCAGACGGTATACATCAGCTGGCGCGGCCAGCAATATGACCCCGAGACCGTCCTCCAGTTCCGGCGCTGGGTCGACCCCGACCACCCGTGGCAGGGGCTCGGGCTCCGGATGAGCCTTCTCGACGTTGTCAACTCGCTCCGGCAGGAGCAGGCGACGAAGAAGGGCTTTATGTCGGACAAGTGGAAGCCCAGCGTCATTGTCAAGGTCGACGCACTGGCGGATGAATTTTCCGACCCGGCAGGCCGCCGCCGTCTGATCGACGATTACATCACGGGCTCGAGCGCCGGAGAGCCGTGGATTGTCCCGGCTGATCTCATGGACGTGCAGCAGGTAAAACCCCTGAGCCTGTCCGACTTGGCCATCAAGGACGGTGTGGAGCTCGACAAAAAGGCCGTGGCCGCGCTCGTCGGCGTGACGCCCTTTATGCTGGGCGTGGGGACGTACTCGGATAACGAGCACAACCACATGATCAAAACGACCGCCACGACGATCGCGAACATCATTTGCCAGGAATTGACGCGCAAGCTCCTCTACGCGACGGACCTGTATTTCACGATGTCGACGCGCAGGCTCTACAGCTACAGCACCAAAGAGCTGGCGGACGTGGCGTCCAGCCTCTACGTGCGCGGCCTTATGACCGGCAACGAGGTGCGCGACTGGGTCGGCCTCAGTCCGCGCGAGGGGCTGAACGAGCTCGTCATCTTGGAAAACTACATCCCGCGCAGCATGATCGCAGACCAGAAAAAGCTCACACAAGGAGGAGGTGGAGACGATGGAACAGAATAGGCAGCAGCGGCAGGTTCGCTGCATCCCGCAGGCTTTCCAGACGCGCGAGGCCGAGAGCGACCTCTATATTGAGGGCTATTTTGCGGTATTTAACTCGGAGTACCCGCTGTGGGACGATGTGAGCGAGATCATCAAGCCCGGCGCTTTTACAAATTCGATCTCGGGCGACATCCGGGCGCTCATCAACCACGACACGAGCTTAGTGCTCGGCCGGACGAAATCCGGCACGCTGACCCTCAAGCAGGACGAGCGCGGGCTCTGGGGCTCGGTGCGCATCAACCGCGACGACGTGGACGCGATGAACCTGTACGCGAGAGTCCAGCGCGGAGACGTTGACCAGTGCTCGTTTGGCTTTGCCATCAAGAGTGAGACCTTCCGCGACCTCGGAAACGGCAAGTACCGATGGGAGATCGAAGAGGTCGACCCGCTGTATGAGGTCAGCGTCTGCACCTTCCCAGCGTATGAGCAGACCTCGGTCAGCGCCCGGAAGCGGGATTTTGAGGCAATCGAAAAGCGCCGCCTGGAAACGTGGCGCGCAGAAATGAACAGAAAGTTAGGAGGAAACCCGTAAATGGCAGCACTTAGAGTTTTAGTCCTGAACAGCGAGATCACGGCGCTCCGCGCCCAGCTGAGACCGCTGGAGCAGACCCGAGACGGCTTTGCCGCGAAAGAAGAACAGCTTCGCCAGGCGCTCGGCGAGATCACTGAGACGAGCACCGACGAGGAGCGCAACGCTGTATCCTCGGCTGTGGATACCTTTGAGCAGGAGCGCAGCGCGAACGCCGCCGAGATTGCTCGTATCCAGGGCGAGATCGACACCCGCAGCGCAGAAATTGCCCGGCTGGAAGCCGAGCAGACCCCGCCCCCGGCAAGCAATTCCGCGGTGTCCAACTCTGACACCAGAAACAACGATCACCACGAAAGGAGCCTTGTACCCATGAACAACACCACCGAGCGCCGCTGGTTCGGCCTCACCTACGCCGAGCGCGACGCGCTTCTCGCAAAGGACACCACGCGTGAATTCCTTCAGCGCTTCCGCGCACTTCGCGAACAGCAGAACAGCGCGACCGGCGCAGAGCTCGGTATCCCAACCGAGTACATGCAGATTCTGCGCGACCTGACCTATCAGAATTCCAAGCTTTGGCCGTATGTGCACAGCGAAGCGATTCGCGGCTATTCCCGTCAGAATATCGTCGGCACGGGCGCGGAGGCCGTCTGGACGGAAATGCTGGCGAACATCAACGAAATTTCGCTCGACTTTACGCAGCTCGAAATGGACGGCTATATGCTGGCAGGCTACATGGCCATCTCCAACGCTGTCCTTCAGGATGACGCAGACCTTCAGCTGCTGACCAGCATCCTGAACGCCATGGGCGAAGCGAACGCTCGCGCGCTGGATAAGGCTATCGTCTACGGTACGGGCAAGAAAATGCCGGTCGGCTTTGTCACCCGCCTCGCTGCGGCGACGACTCCCACGTGGTGGAGCAACGATCAGGGCGACTTCACCGACCTGCATACCAGCCACATCCTCAAACTGGACATCGACACGACCTCCGGCGCCGCTTTCTTCGGCACGCTGATCGAAGCGCTTGGCGTTGCAGACCCGAAGTACTCCGACGGCCGGGTGTTCTGGGTGATGAACCGCAAGACGCACATCCGCCTGATGTCGAAGGCACTGGCTTTCAACGCGGCAGCAGCTATTACGGCCGGTATCAACAACACCTTCCCGATCGTCGGCGGCGATATCGTCGAGCTAGAATTCATGGCCGACAACGACATCGCAGGCGGCTTCGGCAGCCTCATGCGCATGGCTGAACGCGAGGGCATGGCGATTGCGGCTTCGGACATTCCGCTCTTCCTGCGCAACATGACCGTGTACCGCTCCATCGGCCGTTACGACGGAAAGCCCGCACGCGGCGAGGCATTTGTCATGGTAAACTTCCACAACACCGCGCCGACGACCAGCATTTCCTTCGCGCCGGACTACGCAAACAGCAAGATCGGCACCCTGATCGTGACCACTGCCGCGGGCTCTGCAAACGGCAAGAGCGTTGTGACCGTGGCCGGCAACGGCTCCGGCAAGCTCAAGTACCAGACTGCCGGGCAGGCGATCGCAGTCGCAAACGGCGAGACACTCGGTAAGCTCTGGACAGACCTGCCCGCGAATAAGACCGTCGACGGCACGACCGGCCAGACCATTACCGTGGTTGAGGTCGACGGAAACGGCCGCGCGATTGCAGTCGGCTCCGGCAGCGTGACCGCGAAGGCGGGCTAAGGAAAGGAGGCGGCCTATGTCACTGGACGCCCAGCTGGCCTACATGATGGTGGATCTCGGTATCCTGCGCGCAACCGAGCAGCAGGAGACGTATCTGCGGGGTATCCTGACGCAGGCCGCTGATTTTATCACCACTCGCGGCGTTGTGCTCCAGCCGGACTGCGACGCGGACGACATGCTGACGGCGATGGTCGGCGGCTGGATGTATAAGGCGCGCGCGAACGCCGAGGAAAAGCAGCTGCCGACGTATCTGCGCCGGATGCTCAACGACAAGCTCGCGCAGCAGAAGATGGGAGGCGGCACGGGATGATCTACGACAAGGTATGCACCGTCTGCGACCTGCTCCCGGCCTCGTCCCCTCTCCAGCGCCGTCTGCGCATCGCCTCGAGCCACTTTTACTGCGAGCGGGAGGTCTACGCTGCCCGATTTTATGCCGGGAAGCAAGCCGGTGTGCAGCTTACCCGGATGGTCAGCATCCCCCGCGTCTTCGGCGGCGAGGATATCAAAGCCGAGCAGTACGTGGTGCTCGAGGACGATTACATTTACCGCATCGACCAGGCGCAGCGCGGCTTCGACTCCGACGGCCTGCCGATCACGACGCTGTCGCTCGCAGAGCCGGAGGGCAAGTATGAAATACTCCAAGATTGAGGCGGCCCTCGAGACTGTGCTTCCCGGCGCTGTGTACAAAGTGCAGGCTCCGGAGCACGCGCCGGACGGCTCGCCGCTCACGCGCTACCTCGTCTGGACGCCGACCGGCACGCGCAGCGTGAACGCAGACGGGATACCCTTTGCAACGGTCGGCCTGTGTGTTGTCACCGTGGCCACGCAGACCGAGGGCGACACGCTGACCGCAGAGGTGCTGCAAGCGCTCGCAGCGGCGCACATCGCCATTGGCCAGAGCGAGCAGTCTTTTGACGAGGAGACCATGACGTATTATTCCGACATCCCTTGCGAGGTGATCTGATGGCGCAGCTCGATACGAAAATCGCGCTGGACGGCATCCAGGAAGCTATCCGGCAGCTGAACCAAGCCGACCTTTTTACTGACGACAACCTTCAGGCGATTTTGTCGGTCGGCGTGGATGAGATGTACAAAAGCGTCCACTCCGCCTTTATTGAGGCCGGGCACCAGAATACCAAACCCCGCCGGACCGGCGAAACCCTGCGGCACTTTACGAAGGCGCGCAAGGTCTCGCGCGACAAAAAGGGCGTGCCGTACATGTACGTCACGATCTCCGGCAAGGATTCGCGGCAGCAGAAATACGCCGTCAAGGGCTTTGTCCTCAACTACGGCCGCCGCACGGGCGGCAAAATCAAGGCCGATTATTACTGGTCTAATGCCGTCAAGGCCACATGGGATCGCGCCAATAAGGCCATGACAGACAAGGCAGCAGAAATTATCAACAGCAACCGATGAAAGGAGGCAGCCATGCCTGCATTTGATTTAAGATACCTGCAAGTTGCAGAATACAAGGAAAAAAGCGACGGCTCGACCGAGTACGGCGCCCCCGTCTCTATGGGCGACGCGATGACCGTCGCGCTGTCCATGCGCTTCGCGGAAGGGCGCGTATACGCCGAGTCCGTCCTCGCCGAGTACCTGAAAAAGGCGACCGGCGGCACGGCGACCGCGGGCGCGAAGTACATCCCGATCGCGGCGCAGAAGCTTATGTACGGCGCGTACGAAAAGCAGCGCACCGTATCGAGCTCCCCCATCAAGAGTCTGACATTCGGCAAGAAGTCGACCGGCAAGTATGTCGGATGGAGCTTCTACCTGCCGGACATGATCGACGGCGTCGAGAAATTCACGGCGGTCTTCGCCCGGAAGGTGCTCTTTGGCCCGCCCGACATCAACGGCCAGACGCTGGGGGAAAACATTACCTTTAACACCCCGACCACGACCGGAGAATTCCTCGCGGACAAGACGGGCGAGATGCTGGAAGTTGCCATCGTCGACACGGAGGCCTTGGCCAAGGCGTGGTGCGACGTGGTGTTTACGACGCAGGCCACAGACGTGGCAGGAGGTTAAGAGTATGGAAGATATCAAGCCGCGCGAGGTCGCGTGGCGCTTTGACGGGCGCGACTGGGTGCTTCGGTGCAACAACAACGTTCTTGCCGAGGTGCAGGAGATCAACGGCGGCGACTTTAGCCCCATCCTCTCCCTTAAGCGGACGCTCAAGTCGGTCTTGCAGCTGCTGGCCGCGATGCTCAACGACTACGCCGACGAAATGCGTTACGTTGACGCAGACGGCTTCGCCATCCGGTACACGGAAAAACAGCTCGGAAGACGCTTGTCTCTGGGCACGGTTAACCGGCTTGCGCCGGACGTGATGCGCATGGCGATCCTCGCTGTCCGGGACGCAGAGGCTGAGAACAGCTCGGCAGACGAAAAAAACGCGGAGACCAGGCAGGAAGAAGCGGCGGTATCAACTTCGCCTGGTACCTAAATATCTGGGTAAATGTGCTGAAAAACGACGAGACCGTCTTTTGGCGCAGGATGACACCGGCGCGGTGCATGGCTATCTACAGAGAGTATTTCTCCTCCATGGCCACGCCGAGCCGGTGTGCGCATAATGCGCCGGAGCAGCCTGCGCGCTTGTCGCTGGCACAGTACCTGATGGGAGGTGGCGGCTGATGGCAACGCCCGGCATTAACACAAAAGTCAAAATGGACGGCGAGAAGGAATATCGCGCCGCCCTTGCCCAAATCAACGCAGGGCTTAAAAATTTAGGCGCGGAGATGCGCGCCACAGAACAGGATTTTGCAGACAACGCCGATAGCGTCGAGGCGCTGACGGCCAAGGGCGACGTTCTCGCCCGGCAGATGCAGACCCAGCAGGAGAAGGTCGACACGCTGCGAGAAGTCCTCCAGCGCGCGGGCGAAACCTACGGCGAGGCCGACAAGCGCACCATTGACTGGTCGACAAGCCTCATTGACGCGGAGACCAAACTCAAGCAGATGCAGGAGGCGCTGGAAGAGAACAACGCCGAGCTCGACAAGGCAGGCGCGAGCGGCTCGAAATTCCAGCAGGCGATGGATAAGGTCAAGGACTCCGTCGCAAAGGCGAAGGAGGAAGGAACAGGCGCAAAGGGCATCTTTGCCAACCTCAAGGAATCCTTTGCAGACGGCAAGGGCGAGGCCGTCGGTCTTGGTGACGCGATCGGCGGCGCAGCGGATAAGCTGGGAATCAATCTGCCCGAGGGCGCGATGAAGGCGCTGAACTCCCTCAACGGCATCAACGCCGGGACAGCTGCGGCAGTCGGTGGTTTTGCTGCTCTGGTTGCGGCAGTCGTCAAGGTCGAAAAGCAGCTGATGAGCATCACAAAGGAGTCCGCCGAGTACGCGAAGGAGGTCAAGACGCTCGCAAGCGTGACCGGCCAGAGCGTGGAGGAAGTGCAGGAATGGCAATACGCCTCCGATATGCTGGGCGTGACCTACGACCGCGTGAAGGACTCCCTCAAGGAGATCACCAACAAAATGCAGGAGGCGCAGAACGGCTCGGAGGACACGGCAAAGGCGTTTGAAACGCTTGGCGTCAAGCTCGAAGATACAGACGGAAACCTCCGCAGCGCTGATGCAGTTTTTTATGACGTCATCGACTCGCTCGGGAATATGAGCAATCAGGCGCAGCGCGACGCGCTGGCGATGGATCTGATGTCGGAATCCGCGCAGGAACTGAACCCTCTGATTGAGGTAGGAAGCGAAGGACTCAAAAAGTACACCGACGAAGCGCATGAGATGGGTTACGTGCTGGATAACGAGGCAGTCGCGGCTCTTGCGGCGACAGACGCCGCGCAGCAGAAGCTTCTCAAGACGCAGGAGGCCGTCACGAAGCAGATTTCCGCCGAGTACGCGCCGTACATGACGGAGGCGCTGGGCGACACGGCGGACTTTATCCAGAAGATCGGTAAGGCATTTGTAGATTCCGGCGTTGTGGATAAGTTCGGCAGTATCCTGAGCTCTGCCACGCAGATCTTGGAGCCGCTGGGCGATCTGACGGTCTCGGTGCTTCCGGCGCTTGACGCAGCGCTCAAGCCGGTCGCGACAACGATGGCTCTGATCGCGGACACGACAAATCTGCTTGTCGGCCTGCTGACGCTCAACGGCGACAAGATCAAGACCGCGCTCGGCCTCAATATGGCCAGCGGCCAGCTGAGCAATATGCAGCAGCTGCAATACAAGGGCGCACTGTCCAGCGGCTCGAGCTACGTTTCCGGCATGGGCTACACCGGTACTGGCGGATACATGGGAGCTGACGGCAAGTGGCATCAGAACGCAGCCGGCACGGACAATTTTATTGGCGGCGTGACGTGGGTCGGCGAAAACGGCCCCGAGCCTGTCTGGCTGCCGCAGGGCTCGCGCATCGGGACCAACCAGGAGGGCCGCAGCCTCTCCGGCGGCGATACCTACAACTTTATCGTGCAGGCGAACGAAATCCGCGAGATCGACGACTTCATCCGCCGCGTGAAAAACCAGAGACGAGTGGCCAGAATGGGGGTGACGTGATTGAGTCTTACGGCTACCGTAAAAATCAAGGATTTTGCCTTTTTGGACGCATCGGCGCGAAACGTGAACGATCATGCGTCAAGCCCAGTCACACTTGAACGGCTCGACTATTTGCTCATGTCGTTCGCCGAGCTTCCGGCCGCTGCGCAATATAAACGTATCCTTAGCGGGAGCCTGAAGTTGTATTTAAGCAACGTAGAGGCGTCTAAAGCGTATATAGGGGCACTATATCAAGAGTTCGACGCGAACTCTGTTACATACAACACAAGGCCATATATCGGCACTGCCTCTAGCGGGCGTGATATTTCTGACGGATGGAACGACCTCCGATATCCCGTGGAGGGGGACGAATTAGCTTATGGGATATTTATGTACACAAGTACGTACTCCCCATATTCCGTGGCAACGGTCGGCACAAGCGCTCCATCAATGACAGTTGTTGTTGATGATAGTGATACCGTCGGGTTAGACGTAACCAACCTTGCACCATCATCCGGCGCGGTCATAAAAACTCAGGACAACGTTTTTTCGTGGGCTGCTGCGAAAAAATATGCATGTTATCCAATCGTCGAGCAGGCGTCGGCGGTCTTCCGCTGGCGATCCGGCGCAAGCGGCACGATCCACACGATCAGCATCTCCGGCAACACGCAGAGCGTCACGGTACCGGCAAACACCTTTGCGGGTACGACGAGCATCCAGTGGCAGGTAGCCGTCACGGCAAACAGCGGCGTGGTCACAACATCCAACTGGGTGACGCTCTCGACCGCTGATGCAACGCCGACCGCCGCACCTCTGAGTCCGGTCGATACGGTGATCGACGGCTCAAAGGACGTACTGTTCCAATGGCAGCACTCCGTTTCGACCGGCACAGCGCAGAGCAAGGCCGACCTCCAAAAAAGCACCGACGGCCAGACTTGGACGACGCTGACCACAATCACGGGCTCTGAAAAGCAGTGGACGTGCCCAGCGGGGACGCTCACATCCAGCATCAAATACTGGCGCGTGCGCACCTACAACGCGGACGGTATCGCGGGCGCATGGAGCGACGCGGCGCAGATCGTCGTGATCGCCGCGCCGACGGCTCCGAGTATCCAGATCAAGAGCACGGGCCCGCGTCCGTCCATCAGCTGGCAGACCTCCGAGCAGGAGGCGTATCAGGTGGAGCTGGACGGCAAGCTTTCCGGCGGCACGCACTATGGCACCGAGAAGACGTGGACGAGCCCGGCATATCTCTCGGATGGCAGCCACACGGTGCGCGTGCGCGTGCAGAATCAGTATGGCATGTGGTCTGATTGGGGTGCGGCGGCGCTTCCCGTGACGAACACGCCGGGCGCCGCGATCACGCTGAGCGTGCAAGCATCTAACGTGGCCGACCTCAGCTGGCAGACCTCCGGCAGCTACGATTTTTACCTCGTCTACCGGAACGGCAAGCCCATCGCAAAGGTCACGCAGACGCAGTACACCGACGAGCTGTCTTCCGGCAGCACAACGTATCAGGTGCGCGGCTGCTACGACGATTCGAGCAATTACGGCCTGTCTAGCGTGGTCACGGTCGACGTGCGGGCGGAGGTGCATCAGGTGTCAGACTTGGGTACCGGCCAGACGCTCCTGCTCCCGTATTCCGACAGCCAGCACCGGCAGACCACGCGGACACTTTCCCGGCAGGTCGAGCTTTTGCAGCTCTCCGGCGCGTATTATCCCGTCGCGGTCGAGGTCGACTCCGGCACGGACGCGCTCAGCATTACGGCGGCTCTGCTCGATGAGAGCGAGATCAGGCAGCTCATGGGGCTTGTTGGCAAGCTCGTCTGCGCCAAGACGCCGCAGGGCGACATGGTCATCGGCTACATCACGAGCCTGCCGAAGCAGCACGACGGTTTTTTGAACGTTTTTAATTTCACGGTCGAGCAAATTGACTATGACGACGAGGTGACGCTATGACGCACAAGGTATCATACCGCGTGGACGTGCTCCGGCGCGGCGCGAAGTTCTCGGAGCTGCGCTGGCTGAAGGATTCCGCGCCCGACGTGCTCGTCGACGCGTCCGGCGATATCATGGGAAGCCTCGGCGGAACATTTATGCACAACCCCGATATCGAGTATCTTTCCGACGAGCTCCAGCCTGTGCTGGAGCTTGACGGGCAAGAGTACCCCTTGGGCGTGTACCGGATCACGACGTACTCCGACACCATCAGCGCGCAGGGGCACTTCCTCCGGCTCGACGCGTATGACCGCAGCTGGATGATCCAGACGATCAAGACGGAGGGCATTTTGCATCTCGCCGCCGGAACAAATTATATTACCGCCGTGCAGCAGCTCATGACGCAGGCCGGCATCGGCCTTGTGATCGCCACACCCACGAGCGAGACCTTGCAGACCGACCGAGAGGACTGGCAGGAGGGCACGGACTATCTCACGATCTGCAACCAGCTGCTGGGCGAGATCAACTACAAGCCCGTCTGGTTTGACGGCAGCGGCATCGGGCATCTGGAGCCCAAGGCAACCCCCAATGCGGCCAATATCCGCTGGCGGTACTCGAGCACGGACATTAAGCTCCTGAGCCCTGTCTCGCGCGACATGTCGCAGGAGCAGGACATCTTTGACGCGCCGAACGTCTTCGTGGCCATTTGCAGCAATCCGGATTTGGCGGCCCCGCTGGTAGCCCGAGCCGAGAATAACAGCCCGTCGAGCTCGATTTCGATCTTCAAGCGCGGCCAGCGCATCACGCAGGTGGTCAAAGTGGACAATATCGCCTCGCAGGAGGCGCTGCAAGCCTATGTGGACGATCTTTGCTTTCAGTCCCAGCTCGGCACCCGGACGATCACGTTCTACGGCCTGCCGGAGGGCGGGCACGGCGTGGGCGACGTTCTGAGCATCGACGCGCCCGAGTTCGGCGGCATCTACGAGGAAACCGGCTGGCAGCTGAGACTCAGCCCCGGTGAGCTGATGACGCACACAGCAAAAAGGACGGTGATTGCATGAGCGGGCAGCAAAACACGGAACCGGCTGTGGCAGAGCTTGCCACAGTCGGCGCAAAATACACAGACGGCTTAAGCCTGATCTTCGACGGCCAGACCGCCGCCACAGCAAAGCATTACAAATGCAATACCAACGTTACATTTAAGGCGGGCGACCGCGTGAAAATCTGCCGCATGAGCGGCACCTACGTCGTCGAGTACGTCGTAGGCAATCCAAAGTGAGGTGAGAATATGAGCCTTACCATTATGCAGGGCGACCAGTACGCCATCGAATTTCGCGGGACGCAGGACGGCGAGCCGATCGACCTGAGCAAGATCGAGCTGATTGAATTTGTCGTGGGTGGTCTGCGCAAGGTCTACCCAGGCGAGGTGACCGTGGACGAAGACGGCCTTTTCCTCTTCCCCTTGAGCCAGGAGGAAACTTTCGGCTTTAAAACGCGCCTGCTCTCCGGGCAGGTGCGCGTGAAGTTTACCGGCAGCGCGCAGCCGGTCGTCATCGGCCTGCAGACGGGCATGATCAGCGTCCGGACCTCCACCAGCAAGGAGGTGCTGTGATGGCGATTACTTTTGACGTCGTCAAAAAGCCGGCCGTCGACTTCGCGGTCGACAATGTCCGGGTCGCAGCGGGCGGCGAACCCTACGAGGGAAATTACGAGATCACCCCGTCGGAGGAATTGCAGACGCTTCCGACAGCGAACCGGATGCTGGCTAGAGATATTGTCGTCGCGCCCATCCCGCAGAACTACGGGCGGATCACCTACAACGGCGGCGGAATCACAATAACGTAAGGAGTGCACTATGGCGAAAAATGTAAAAATCAGAGACGTGACGTACGAAAACGTCCCGAATGTGGAAATCCCACTTGCAGATGGCTCTGGCACGGCAAAATTCGTGGACACGGGAAGTGGCGACGCGGCGGCCAGAGACATCCGAGCCGGGAAAAAGGCATGGGCAGACGGCAGCGAGGTCACGGGCTCTGTCCCGGAGAAGGGCGTGGACGACGTAAGCGTCAACGGTAAAAACGTCACCATCCCGGCGGGCATCTACGACGATCCTGTGACAAAGAGCGTCGGCGACGGCACGGTCACCCCCGGCGCGGCGGTTGCGGGTACGGTGCTCGGCGACACGCAGACGGACTATGAGATTACGGTCACGCCATCGGCGGCGGTCTCCGCCGGATATGTCTCCGGCGACAAAAACGGTGCGGAGATCAAGAAGTATGTGCAGGTGGAAGAGAAGCAGGCCACGCCATCCACGGCCGCGCAGGACGTGACCCCCTCCAGCGGGAAGCTGCTTAAAAAGGTGCGTGTGGCCGCCGTGGACGTGTCCGCAACCGCGACGGAGGACAATGTGCCGACCGGCATCACCTTCTTCTCCAACAGCCTGACCCGGAAAACCGGGCGGGCAAAATTTCCATCGATCACACAGGACGAGCTGACCAAAGTGCTGACGATCCAGTAAGGAGGGCGCAATGGGACAGAACGTAACAATCGCGGGCGCGTCGTACCCGGATGTCCCGGCGCTGGACGTCCCGAAGACGGGCGGCGGCACGGCGCGCTTTGTGGATACGGCGGACGATACCGTCACCCCCGCGACGCTCAAATCCGGCGTGACGGCGCACGACGCTTCGGGCGCGAAGATCACCGGCACGTTAGATACCACCCCGCCCGAGGAGTCGGACATCAACTTTTGGGACTACGACGGGACGCTTCTGTATGCGTGGACACTCGCCGAGCTGGCCACGAAGACCGAGCTGCCGCCCCTTCCCTCGCACGATGGACTGGTCTGTCAGGGATGGAACTGGACGCTCCAAGACATTAAGGACGCAGGCCGTGAGCTCGATATCGGCGCGCTGTATATTACCGATGACGGGAAGACAAGGCTCTACGTCGATGTGGACACCGAAACGTGGGACGATTTTGTCTTGAATTACTGGCAGGGCACAAAAAGCGGCACGACGGTAGACTGGGGCGACGGAACGACCCCGGAAGCAATAAACGACTGGTCTTATATAGAGCATCGGCATGTGTACGCATCCAGCGGCTCATACGTGATCACTATGAGCGTCAAAGAGGGTGCGAAGATGTGGCTTGGAAGAGACGGTCGAATGCTGATTGCAAACGGCGGGACTGATAGTGGCCGCTGCGCGATGCTGCGGAAAGTCGAGGTCGGTGCAAGGGTAACGGCAACAGATCCGGATTGCTTTGGAAATTGTTGTAGGCTTGAGAGCGTCTCACTCCCGCAAACCTCGAAAGTAAATGCCTATCATGCATTTGTACAATGTCCACAACTGCGTGTGTTTGTTGCGGCGGATATGGATGAGATTCAGCGGACGTTTTATAAGTGCTGCAATCTCCGCGCAATCGCAACACCGAAAGGGACGACGCAAAGTAATGATGAGTATGCCATCACAAGTACAGCAGTCCGGCAGGTAAATTTTGATATGACTGCTGCCACCACGGTCGAAGGCCTCGAGCGCGTCCACATCAAGGCTGTCAACGGGCAAGTTGGAGATTTCGGGAGCTGCCGCTCTCTGTTAGAAGTCACCATCCCGGCGGACGCTACGACCTTCGTCGCTGCCGCATTTCAGGGCGACAACGCGCTGCGCAGGGTGACATGCCTCGGGGATATCGCGAGCATCCCAGCGCAGGTGTTTCAGAGGTGCTATCCGCTGCGGTTTGTGGATCTTACGCATTGTACAGCAGTTCCCACGCTGGCCAACGTCAACGCGTTCGATCAGACGCACCCGCAGCTGGAAATCAGAGTTCCTGCGTCCCTTGCGGATGCGTGGAAAGCGGCAACAAACTGGAGCTCGTTGGCAGACCATATTGTGGGGGTGTGAGCATGATCGTAAGAGAGCACTACAAAACGCGCACGGACGGCGTGGAGCTGTACCGGACGTATTCAGACGCGGGCTATCTCATCCGGAAAGCAGAGACGGGCGCAGAGTACGATGAGGCCATCGACATTGACGGTACGACGTACACCTACACGGAGACGGATAAGCTTGTCACAGACAATTTTGACATCGAGACGGCAAGCCCGGAGCAGCTGCGTGAGCGGCTTGCCGACACCGAGACGGCGGCAAAGATCTTACTTGGGGAGGTCGAGGCATGACGTACACCGAGCGAGCAAGGAAAATGCGCCCGTACATCGAACAGGCGGCAAGCACTTTGGACGACAAAACTGTCAGCCTCGCGCCGGAGCTTCTGGGGACGCTGACCGGCGACGGCAGCCTCGTCAAAGCGGGCACGCGCATCAACTGGCACGGCAAGATCAAAAAAGCCGCCGTCGACCTCTGGGACACCGAGCAGAACACGCCCGACGAAGCTCCTACACTCTGGGAGGACGTGCAGTACCGGGACGGATACAGAATCATCCCAGAGACCATTACAGCCACGCTGGCCTTCAGCAAGGGCGAGAAGGGCTGGTGGGGAGGCAAACTGTATGAGTCGCTCATGGACGGGAATGTGTTTACCCCGACGATCGCCCCGACAGCCTGGAAGAAAGTCGAGTAAGGAGGACTATGTGAGCACCGGAATTATTACCATCATCTGCGCGGTGATCGGCTCGTCTGCGCTGGCGGAGATCATCCGCTCCATCGTCGGAGCCATCCAGCGCAAGCGCGGCAAGGCCACGACGCAGGATACCCACTTTGCCGAGATCGACAAAAAGCTCGACGGCATGAAAAAGCATCAGGACGAGCAGTATCTTGCAATCCTGCGGCTGACGATCATGTCCGAGGAAATGCCAATGGCCGAGCGCCTGATTGCCGGGCAGAAGTACGTGAAACTCGGCGGAAACGGCGAGGTGAAAAAGTTTTTGCATCAGCTGGAGGCGCAGTGCGAGCATAGCAGCGCGCAATAAAACGGGAGGCAGATATGCGGGTAAAAGGCAAGTGGAGCAAAGGCGAGATGGCGCGCACCATCGTCATTTACCTTCTTCGGCTCCTGACAATGGTGCTGATCTGGGCGTGCGCGCTGAAAACCATCGCTGTCCTTATCGCAGTCGGAAGTAACCCGGAGCTGGGTACGTCGGTAGACCTGTCCGACGTGCTCGGCTACGCCGGGGGCGCAGCAGTAACAGAGCTGGGCCTGCTGGCATTTAAACGAGTGTTTGCAAAAAAGAACGAACCAGTAGAATGAAAGGGGTACATATGGAAAACATCAAAAAGCGGCTGGGCAATTTACTCAGCGTCAAGAGCCTGGTCACGCTCACGCTGACGGGCGTGTTTGCCTACATGTCCGTCGCGGGCAAGATCTCGCAGGACTTTATGACGATCTACGCCGTGATCATCGCGTTTTATTTCGGCAGTCAGTCTCAGAAGCTTCAGGATGCACTCGATGGTAGCAAAAATGCGCAGGAGGGCGAACAGAAATGATGAAAGCATCCGAGCTTGTACGCAGGCACATTGACGTTGCGAAGAACTACAAGACCGTCTACATGTGGGGCTGCTTCGGCTCCCCCGTGAGCGAGACGATCATTGACGAGAAATCCGCCCAGTACCCGGACTGGTACACCGGTGGCAGAGTCACGTATCTGCGCAGTCTGATTGGGAAGACCGTCTATGGCTTTGACTGCGTAAACCTGACAAAGGGCATCCTCTGGGGCTGGAACGGCAACAAAAACGCCTACTACGGCGGTGCAAGATACGCCTCGAACAGCGTGCCGGATGTCTCCGCCGACGGCATGATCGCCAAGTGCTACGCCGTGTCCGGCATCGGCTGGGACAAGCTGATTCCCGGCGAAGGCCTCTGGATGCCCGGTCACTGGGGCATGTACATCGGCGACGGTCTGGCCGTCGAATGCACCCCGATCTGGGACAACGGCGCGCAGATCACGGCCGTACAGAATATCGGCACGAAAGCCGGATACCACGCCCGTAAGTGGCAGAAGCACGGCAAGCTCCCGTGGGTCGAGTACGACACCGTAAAGGTCGACGAGGCCGTCGAGGAAGCGAAGAAGACCATCCGGAAGAAGGCCGGTCTTACAGACAGCACGATCGATTACCTCGCTGCCTATAAGTACGGAGACGATCTTCTCAAAAAGCTCGCAAAGGCGATGAAGTAAGCCGTCCGCCGCGCCCTCCCGGAAGGAGGGACGCCATTGGCAAGCGCAAGAGTCCATATCCCAGAGGATCTATCCGGTTTGCTGCAAAGCGAGTGGGAGCGCGTCATACGCGAAGCCGGATACAGCCGGGAGGACGCCGAGATCGTGCGCCGCTACATCGTGGGCAAGTCCCCGCAGATCGACGTCGCCGTCGAGCTGTGCATGGAGCGAAGCACCCTTTCAAGGCGGCTGCCCGGAATCTACATGAGGGCGCGGCAGACAGCTGAAAAACTCAAGATGATATGAAAATCCCGGTGTCCAAGTTGGGCACCGGGTATTTTTATCCAAGGTATGTAATGTCCGCGACTGGCGTGATATCTGTGCGGACCTCTTTGCCATCTACACCCCGCGAAACGCGCGTGACATGCCATAGTTTGTCTTTGTAAACCAACTGGTCGCCTGCCTTTAAAAATCGGACTGCACCAACGCCCGGGACGAGCGCCTCAAAGTTTGCCATGTCGACAGTCCCTATTTTGTACTCACAAAGGCGCCCAGCGCAAAGGTTGTGCGATTGATTTGTCCCATACAGCTCGGCTTTAATCTCCTGCAACTTCCGGCGGGAGATGACGATCACTGCGTCGCGCAGCAGCCCCAGCGGGATGTTTTTTGGCCAGCGGCTCTCCAGTTTGGCTATGTACTCTTCTGCCGTCATAATACCCCTCCCATTAAGTTGTCCCAGCGATCCCACAGCGTGTGGTTATATGGCTCACCTCGCAGCGCGTCGAGGATGTCAGCAACCTCCGCAGGGCTCTGGTAGTACAGCGCGCACGTTTCGCCGTTCTGCGTGCGCAGATATTGCAGTTTTTTAGGCGCGGCCGGAAGATGCGGAGCAAGCCATGTCAAAAGCTCCGGCTGCCCGTAAATCCGCAGACGCGGTGTAGCGATCGGCACACCACGTTTTGTTTTGTGGGGCCATCGGTCGAGACAGGCTTGCAGCTCTACCACTCCACGGCAAAAGCCTAGCCAGTCCGTCACATCGGTAAGGCTCGGGAGCAAATGTACCTGTGCAGACTTTACGACCCAGTAATCCTTTTTCCCATCTGCGCGCCGCTGGAGATAGGGCACAGTTGGGAACAGCGCCGCGACACTATCGATGTACCAGCGGTCAATGCATCGGACTAAAAATTTGCCGCCGGTATCGACCCCGAGCAGCATCAGAATTGCCTGCTGGTAGCCGGTCATTTGTGCTCCTCCAGATATCCGGCGATCCAACCGCGAATCAACTCGTTCGGGGTCGTGCCGTTGGCTTTTGCGGCGGCCTTAAATTCCTCCGCAATTTCCCGGCGCATTTTGCAGCTGATGTGGGCCATGTTCTCCCTGTCCCACTTGTTGTTAGCGCGGCGCTGGGCGTCAGTCAGCATTGTCAGCCTCCTTCCTGGCGCAGAGGTCAGCCGCTTCGTGCGCCTCGCAGACGAGCGCGAGCGCGTCCACGCCGAGGACCCCGGACGCGGAGGCGAGGATGTCCGCAACCTCTTCGGGTGCGTCGATGGATGCGTCGCCCATCGTGCCATCGGCATAACGCCAATGGTAGCCGTCGGCAATGATGTCGACGTAGACGCGGCTGCCGAAGTCGCCGCACGACGAATCGTCGATCTCGACGGTGACGAGCTGGCCGTTGATCTCGGCCACAAGGCCACCGGCAAACTGCCAGTAGCCGCCGCCATTGTTGGCGGTGTCGGGGTTGTATGCGGGGTTGGTTGCCCAACCCCACGCGGAAGCAATCTTAAACATGGCTTGTCCCTCCTGATTAGTATTAGTAGCAGGGGCTCGTTTTGCTGAGCTCCCACTCTTCGCCGTACTTGGCCTCGTGGCGAGCCTCATACGCGGAGAAGAACTCCTGATCGGTGCAGGGAGCAAGCTCCATGCTGAGATCCTCGCGGATGTCATCATCCATTAGGGTGACTGCCGCGTCGAAGTTGATTTCTGTGCCGTTTTTGTTGATTACGTTTGCCATTATAATTACCTCCAAATTTTATGTCTTGTTTCTTTTGGTTTATCTCTATGGTCTTATTATACACGGTATCACCGTGTATGTCAAGCATTATTTTTTAAAAAATCAAATTATTTTGCACATAGAATCACACTCGCGCCACCCTTGGAAAATGGATCTCCGGTACAATGGTCTCAAAAGGAGGGACGCACGATGGCGTACAACCCATACACCGGACGCTGGGAGATGGACGGCGCGCAGCAGGTGCAGATGCAGCCAATGCCGCGAGCGCAGGTGCCGCAAATGCCCCAGCAGCCGCCGAAGCTTGGCGTGCTGACTGTGGCGAGCGAGGCCAGCATCAACAATTTGCAGATGCAGCCGAACGACAACGCGCTTGCGCTGCACGAGATCGAGAACCTGCTCTACTACATCCGCACAGACAGCATGGCGGCAAAGACCATTGCGCGGTTCCGGATCTTCCCGGAGCCGACGGAGGAAGAAAAGGCAGCGAACCAGCTGCAAGAGCAACTGAAGCAGATCACGGCAGGCTTACAGAGCATGGCCGGGAAGATTGAAGAATTGGAGGGAAAACTCAATGCAAAATCCGATCATGGCGCTGATGGGCGGAAACAGCGGAAACAAGCTGCTGAGCGGCCTGATGCAGACGGCAATGACGACGCTTAAAGGCCAGAGCCCGCAGATGGTGCTGAGCTTCCTGGCCTCCCAGCCGGGGTTTAACGACTGGTTCGAGGCAAACAAAAACAAGACGGTCGGCGAGCTCGTCGGCCAGATCGGCAAGTGATACCGCGCGTAAGCGCCTATCAATAATTTCAATCCGAAAGGAGGGAACACAATGGATAAGGACTATGGCTTCGGCGGATGGGGGATTGTCATTCTGATTGCGCTGTTCTTCCTGCTCTTCGCGGGCAGAGGCTTCGGCGGAAACAGCGGCGACAGCGCTCCGGCGACGCAGGCCGATGTACAGCGCGCGACGGACTTCGCCGCTCTCGAGCGCCAGAACAACGAGGGCGTAGCCGCGACACGCCAGGGCGCGTATGACGTCACGAGCGCTGTCAAGGACAACGCCTACAACATCCTCGGCGAGCTGCGCGATTTGCAGTCCGTCACGGAAGGCGGCTTCGCCGCCCAGCAGAAGTGCTGCTGCGACATTCTACGCGCGATCGACGGCGTCAATTACAACGCCAGCATCAACGCCTGCGAGATCAAGACGGCCATCCACGCCGAGGGCGAGGCGACCAGAACGCTCTTGCAGCAGCAGGAGAACCAGCGCCTGCGCGACGAGCTCGCACAGAGCAGAGCCGCGAACAACGACTACATGCAGTCGCAGTACATCCTCGGCCAGTTGGGCAGGTACTATCAGAACCCGCCCTGCAATCCGTGCGGCTGCGGCGCCTGACAGCCTGGAACACCCTGATATAACTATCCGGGGCAATTGCCCCGTTTTTCATAATTTTGAAAGGAGCCAAGAAAATGGCATGTAACGGGAACGGTAAATCCTACCAGAAATCCTGCGTCCGGTATTTTAATAACAGCCCGCAGGTGCTCGCGGCAAACGCTGCGACAGTACTCACGCTTGCGGGCGCGAAGGTCGTCAACTCCGGTGAGTCCATTCAGGTCGAGCCGCAGAGCTACGACACGGTCAAGATCGGGCTGTATCATCTGGTTGCCGACGCGGTCATCGCGTCGTCCGCCGCCGGTGAGCTCACCTTGCAGTGGTACATGGACGGCGTCGCGCTGCCCTGCACGCTGCGCAAGGGCACGCTTCCGGCGACCGGAAACACCGAGATCCACACAGAGACGGAGCTGGCCCTGTCCGGGTGCTGCTGCTGCGTGAACCATACGTTTACGCTCATCGCGACGACCGACACCACGGCGGCAGGTAATGTGGTCGAGCTCTGCACAGGCCTTCTCAAGCTTGCTTAGCCTATGACGGATAAAATCAGAGCCTATAAGGCAAAGCTCTGCGCCACGCTCGAAGCGTGCATGGACGAGCCCGTGAGCTCCCGCAGCGTAAACAGCTGCACCATGCTCATGGACGCGCTGTGCAAGGCGGAGAAGCTTACGATGGAGCATGGCAGCTCCACATTTACCGAGGACGACGCGCGTCGCTGGACGGAGCACATGGAAAATGACGACGGCTCAATGGGAGCGCACTGGACGCTCGAGCAGGCCACGGCCGTTGCAAACAGCATCGGCGTGCACGTCGACCCGTGGGTCTGGTTCGCGACGCTCAACATGGAGTACTCGGACAACTTCGAGGTTGCGCAGAAGTACGGCCTAGACCGGCCGGAGTACTACGCAGACCTCGCGAAGGCGTTTCTCTTTGACGAGGACGGCGGCGGCCCCGAGGCAAAGATCGCCGGGTATTATCACGGTATCGTAGAGCCGAGGCTCGGTAATGCATAAAAAATCCCCCTTCCAGCCGGAAGGGGGATTTTTAGCCCCAAAGCATTAGCATTTTTCGTTAGCATTTTCTGTTCTGCGGCTGCATTTTTTCTTCTGCGAACGCATAAAATATTCCACGTTCGCAGAATAGCAAAAAGCCTTGAACCCGTTAATACACAAAGAAAAACCAGCAATCACAATGGATTGCTGGTTTTTCTTTTGTGGTGGAGCTGAGGGGAATCGAACCCCTGTTTGTGAACGCAAAGCGGCTGGGAAATCAGCGCATTCTTGATCAGTTAGCAATATCGTTAGCGTTTGCTCTCATTTTTTGCATTTTTTATGATGTCGCCGTAATAGTCGTCCAGCCGTTTTTCGGCGGCAAGGCGCTCCTGCTTGAACGTGTGCGTGTAGACCCGCTTCATCGTGTGGCTGGTTTTCCAGCCGCCGCCCTCCTGCAAAATCTCCTGCTGGATCTGGAGCCGCGCACCCTCCGACGCGTAAGTGTGCCGGAGCTTGTGGAAACTGCTCTTTGGTAATCCTGCTTTCTCCAGGAGCCGCTGATATCGCTTATTGATCGTTTGCGATGATTTATCACAAATCACGTCACCGTCAACCGCATCGATCAGCGTTTGGATGTAGTCCGGGATTGGCATTGTCCGCACGCGCTCCGGCTCCTTGGCGTGATCCTTGCGCACCGGCATCCCGCCGATGTCAACGACTGTTTCGCAGACGGTAAGCTTTCCGTCTCTAATGGACTTAGACTTAGTCAGCCCGCGGATCTCGGACATGGACAAACTCAGGCGCGCCGCCAGCAGGCACTCCAACTCGATCGTAGAGCCTTCCACCGCTGGGTATATCTGCTCAAAGCTCAATATTTCGACGGGCTTCTTTTTTATCTCCGGAAGATCCGGAGCCTCTTCCAGCACGATATGGTTCCGGCGCAGCACACTGGAGATCAGCGCCCATGCCTTATTGATTGTGTTCGCAGACAACGGCTTTTTGCGGCGGCTGACCCGGGATTCCTCGGCATAGATCGCATCGTTGATCACATCAACGGTGATTTTTTTTAGCGGCAAGTCCATGATCTGCTGGAAGTATTGATCACGGATCTTTTCGTACCCCTGCACAGTGCTCGCGTCAAGTCCTGCGCGCTTTTTTTCGATGTGCTCTGTCATAGCATCGCGGAGCGTGAGCGCCGCACTGATCTTCGGCTTCCGATGCACCAGATGCTCCGCCTTGATGGCCTGTGCCTGTCGGATGCAGTCTTTGCGCGTCAAGGCGCTCACTGGGATGGACTCGCCGCCCAGGCGGAGCTGGATGAACCATGTGCCGGACGGCAGTTTCCTCGGCTCCGGTACTTTCATTTATTTCCCCTCCCGTATCAGACTTGGACACCGTTACAGATTCAGCTACTGCATGCCGATATGGAGCGCCTGCCGAATCCATCCGACGTTTGGATTGAGCAGGTCGACGATCAGAGCGATAATCACAAGGCAAAACATGGCCAGCAGGACAGTTGTTACGAAACGGTGCATTTTCAGCGATTTCTTGCAAGTCACCAGATGCTCATTCATCCGTTCTAACGCATCGGCCAATGCCTTGCGCTCGGACTCCAGACTGTGTATCCGCTCCAGCAGCGCGGGGTCTGGGTCCGAAACCTCATGCGGCAGTCCATTGTATTCGTCTACTGACACCCCAAGCTCACGGCACAGCGCAAGCACTGTGTCGTAGGACGCGTTTGGGGCATCTCCGCGCAGGAACTGCGCAACAGTGGTTGTTGATTTGCCGATTGCTTCGGCAAGATCCTGGTTTGTGATACGCGGCGCCGTGTTTTCCTTTTTTTCTCGACAGATTTCGTACAATTCTGACATTCTCAGCAAGATTCCTTTCCTAAATAATGCGATTCCGTGTACAATTTACAATGATTCTTTCTCGACATTGCCGCTTGCCGCGTTGTAAGCTATACTCACAGGCGGCTCCCACACTGCTTGCAGCAAACCAAAAGCCCCACCGTCCGTGGCACGACGGTGGGGCGAACAATACTAAGGATTACAGCGCCCACATGGTTGATAGCCCATATTTTTTACGGACTCGCGCGTGCCTGTGTATGTCGAATAGTTTTTCGGATCGATATTGTCGACGCTCGGGCAACCAGGCCGATGGAACTTGTGTGTGCTTGTGTTCAGCACATACGTCTGCGTATCTACGAGGCTCTCGCCAGATGTGTCGCTATAGCTCGCGGAAGTATCTGCATCAGCGGGGACTATGTAGGATATGCCATCGTCCGGCACTTCTTCAACCGGCTCTTCCTGCGTTGGGTCGTAGCCGATCTTCTCATAATATTCTCTAGCCGCTTCGGCCTGCTCTTCTTCAGTGTAGCCCTCATCTTCTGGGACTTCCGGTGCTTCTGTCTGTGTCTGCTGGCTTCGCTCCGCGATGATCTGTGCAGCCTCTCTTTGATTATACTCGCGCGTAATCTCCGGGATTTTGTTTATGAGGTTACTCGCAACGACGACAACCAGCACCCAGAACCACCATTTTTTATAAAATGGTTTTGGCTCTGGTGGCTCCCGTTTGTAGCTGCTATCATAGCACGTCGATTTGTTGTTAGCTCCTTCGGTGCTCGAGTTCCGCGGTGTACTACACGCCGCGGCCACTCCAACTGCCGCCGCCGTCCAGAGGTGGCTCTGCATCTTCCGTTTGCGCCCCTGCTTTGTTGTGGGTATCCCGGTCGCGCGGGCAATTTTCTGCTTGGCCGATGTAATGCCGAGCGCCCGGTTCAGGCTGAAGCCGGGAAGAACCGATTTCTTGCGCCCCATATCGTACCTCCGATAGAATGCTTTCTAAAAGTGTTGCATTGCGGATAAATAGAAAATACTGTAAAATTAGATAACAACTAAAAATGAAAGGGTGTCGCCGAGATGGAAAAAGAAAGAGAAGAGCTAAAAGCAAAAATCGCCATTATGACAGACGAACAACTCCAGTGGTTTATAGATCAAGCGCTGCGTTTGCTATCTGAAGAAGCTTGCTAACTTGTGCATCTGATAGCCGTTCTATTAAATCAATCATTTCTAACTTAACCTCGCTGAGATTCTCAGCGGGGTTTCTTGTTCCAAACTCTATCCCCAGCAGATAATCAACCGACACATCCAAGATTGCCGCTATTTTTACCAAAGTCTCAGAATTTGGTTTTGCAGTCCCAACCTCGTATTTTGCATAGGCTTGCTGGGATAAAAATAGCAGTGATGCCATCTTTTCCTGGGATAATTTTTTTGCTTTCCGTGCTTCTTTAAGCCGCTCTGGGAGCATAGATGGATCACCTCTTTAAAAATAATACACTTGTAAGTTGTATTTTGCAATAAAAAAGGCTTGACAACAACTACAAAGAGTGATATATATAATTTACAACCTACGGGAGTAAAAAAGGAGGTGACAACAACGAGAGGATTGAAAGAACGCCGCTGCGCCGCAGGTTTAACGCAGGCTGCATTGGCTGAGGCAATGAAAGTCAGTCAGCAAGCAGTCGGCAAGTGGGAGCGCGGCGAATGTTACCCGAGTGCGGCGCAGCTGCCGGAGCTGGCGGCGGCGCTGCACTGCACGATCGACGAGCTCTACCAGCCGCCGGAAGAATCTGCTTAGAAAGGAGGGTGCCCCATGCCAAAGATGAGGGTGGAGCGCACGACGGACTACCGTCTGACGGCGATGATCCGCGGGGAGATGGCGGCGCAGTCGGTGCCGGTCGCAACGGCCTGCCGGTATGCCGGGTGCTGCACAAACACGCTGTACAAGATCTTTGACTCCCCGACCGCGTACATGGACAAGACACTGCGCCTGATGCGCGGGCTGCACATCCCGATCGAGTCCGTGCGCGAGGCCATCAGCTACCCCTATTAAAGCAAATTATACCCCGCAAATCCACGCGAAATACCTGCCGAAGGGCAAAGGCGGCTTGCAGACTTGCTGCCGGATTGGAGGACATATGCCAAATATCTACGGAGCCGCCCGCATTGCCAAGGGCATCACGCAGGAGCGCGCAGCCGACGCGATCCCATGCTCGGTGCGGAGCCTCGCCGATTATGAGAGCGGCGTACGCATCCCGCCGTCGGAGACGGTCGTGAGGATGGCTGAAATCTATGACGCGCAGTATCTGTGCTACCAGCACCTGCGCCAGACGAGCGAGATTGCCCAGCGGCTCATCCCCGATGTGCGGGAGTGCGATCTGCCCGAGGCCGTCTTGCGGCTCATTGATCAGATTTATGACTTCGCCGACGCGCGCGAAGACCGCCGCCTGATTGCGATTGCAAAAGACGGCGTGATCGACGACACGGAGCGGCCGGAGTTTGACCGGATCGTCTCCAAGCTCGACGAGATCGTTCAAAGCGCGCTGACCGTCGCTTACAACAAAGGAGGATAACTATGCGTAAATTTTACAAACTGGCCGAGAAGCTCATGTGGAGCTCCATTGTCGTCGCCTTCGTGGCCTTCCCGTATCTGGCCGCGAACTACAGCATGATCTGAGGTGGCTGCGATGAAAAAGAGCGTAAAAAAATCCCGCACAGCCGCTGCGAACGACTGCACGGGAACGGTGTTTTGCAACACCATGAAGGCATCTTTAGTTTATCACGGTTTGCTGCCAAATGCAAGTGTGGGGGAGGTGATTTTTTGGAAAATCAAGATTTTCGGGCGTTTTGGTCCGTGATCCCGGCTACCGTCTTAGACGATATGCAGCTGCAAGCCAATGCAAAGATTTTGTACGGCGTGCTCTCGTCTCTCATGCGGCGCGAGGGCTATTGCTGGCCGAGTAACGCCCAGCTGGCCGCCGCCATGCACTGCTCGGAGGACGTGATCCGGCGCTGGCTTGCTGCTTTGCAGCATGACGGACACATCCAAGTCCGGGTCGTGCCGAACCGCAAGACAGGCGGCTCCATCCGCTACATTTCCCCCGTGGTCGCCGCGCCGGTCATCCTCGACGAGGATGAGGGGTACCGGGACGAACAGCCCGGTACGTACCGGGACAAAAATCCCGGGGTACCGGGACAAACTTCCCGGTCGTTATATAAGGATGGATATAAAAAAGATATAAAAAAGAAAAAGGAAAAAGAAAGTGCGCCGTCTGGCGACGTCGCTGCCTCCCTCCTTGCCAAGTGTGCGCTGTACGACCCGTCTGTCACCGAGGCGATGGGACGCTTCCTGAAAATGCGGGTCGAGATTAAAAAGCCGGTCAAGTCCAAGCAGGCTGCCACGTTGCTTTGGAACAAGCTCATGAACCTGTCTGACGGCGATTCAGCAAACATGGCCGCGCTGCTCGACCTTGCAACGGAGCGGCAGTGGCTGAGCGTCTTCCCGCTGAAAGACGACGAGCTACCGAAGGCGCAGAAGCGCGAGGTCGACACGGGAGGTGTTCGGTTCTTATGACGGACGAAAAAAAGCTCTTGGAAGCGCAGCAGGCCGTCCTCGGCGCGATGCTCATCGACGAGAAGACCGTCGGCCTTGTGCTTCAGGAGATCGTCCCGGACGATTTCACGACCGGCGCTTACCGGCAAGTATTCCTCGCCTTCCGGGCGCAGTTTTCGAGCGGTGAGCCGTGCGACGCGGTGACGATCAACGCCAGGCTCGGCGGAAAGTACGACCGCGTGCTCATGGAGCTGATTCAGGTCACGCCGACGGCGGCCAATGTCAAGAGCTACATGCAGATACTCAAACAGCAGGCCAGAGTCAGCCGCCTGCAAGGTATCGCCCAGCGCATGCAGGACACGGACGACGAGGACGATCTGCGCGGGCTGGTCAATGAGGCAAACGCCCAGCTGGTCGAGCGGCCGGGGCTGCGCGTGGTGGACATGTCCGCCGCACTGACGCAGTTCTACCAGCGGCACGACCCGGAAGCAAAGCCCGTGTACTTAGACTTTGGGCTCGAGGACATCAACGAAAACGTGTACGCCTCCCGGGGCGATATGGTCGTCCTCGGCGGCTACCCGTCGGACGGCAAGACGAGCTTAGCCTTGACGCTCGCCGTGCGGATGGCCAAGACGATGCGCGTCGGCTTTTACAGCTACGAGACCGACTGCGACAAGCTCTTCGACCGCATCATCGCCATGACCGCGCAAATTGGCCTGCCGAAGCTCAAGCTCAACGCCATGAACGCGACCGACTGGGAAACCGTCGCGGTGCTCTCCGAGCGGCTGGGCGGGTTGAAGCTTGACCTCATCGAGGCCAGCGGCATGACCGTCCAAGACATCCGGGCGCACAGCTTATCGAAGCGCTACGACGTGATCTTCATCGACTACCTGCAAAAGATCAAGAGCGATATTACAGGCCGAGGCGCAGCCGACCAATTTCAGGTCGTCTCGAAAATTTCGAGCGACTTGCAGCAGTTTGGACGGCAGACCGGGACGCCGGTCATCGCGCTCTCGCAGCTATCCCGCCCCGAAAAGACCAAGGGCGGCAAAATCCCGCCCCCGACGCTGGCCTCGCTCCGATCATCCGGCCAGATCGAGCAGGACGCGGACGTGGTCATGCTGCTCTACCGCGAAGAGCCGGACAACAGCCGCAGCCGCCGCATCCTGAACATCGCGAAGAATAAAGAGGGCGAGGCAAATATCGCGCTCATGCTGGCCTTCGACGGCCAGACGCAGACATTTAAAAAATCCGCTTCCCAGGCGCCGCGGCCGGAGCCGGATAAGCGCTGGAAGCAAGTATACGACGATGTCCCGGAGCAATTTAAAATCCCGGACTGAGAAAGGAAACACCATGAAGGCAATATCGATTTTAAACCTGAAAGGCGGCGTGGGCAAGACCGTGACCGCCGTAAATATGGCCTATATCTTGGCCGCCGACCACAACCAGCGTGTGCTGCTCGCCGACTGCGACAGCCAGTGCAACGCGACGGAATTTTACGGTCTTGCCGGGCAGCAGCTGCCGGGCGTAGCAGATTATCTGCTGGGGACGGCAGAGCCGTATTATCCCGAAAATATCTCCGGGACGCTGTACAACGTGGACGTGCTGCCCGCGTCTGACGCGCTGATGGACTTAGACCTCTCGGCCATCGGAAGCCGCGTTAAGGGCAGCTGCCTGAAAGACCTGTGCGATGTGCTTCGCGAGGACGATGCGTATGACTACGTGGTCTTTGACTGCCCGCCAGCTTTCAACGCGGCAAGCGCCGCGGCGCTGCTGGCCTCCGACGAAGTGATCATTCCGATCAAGCTCGACGCGTTCAGCCTGCGCGGTCTTGCGAACGTCTCGCGCCAAATCGACAACATGCACAAGATCAACCCCGCACTCAAGATCGCGGGCGCGCTGATCACCATGTGGCGCAATACGCCGGTTGTGATCGAGGCGGAGGCGAGTCTCCGGCAATGCGGCATCCTGCCGGTCTTCGAGCAGACGATCCGCCGCACCGACAAGGTCGACGAAATGACCTTCGAGCGCAAGCCGATCACGGTCTACTCGCCGCGAAGCGCCGCTGGGTACGATTACCGGGCGTTTGTGCAGGAGTACATTCAGCCGCCGGTGACGATGGACGAGGTTCTGAGGGGGGGCTTTGGTAATGGGATTTGACGTTTCGAGCATTTTTGCCCAGCAGGTGCAGTCGGTATCTAAGTCCGACACCGGACGGGAGCTGATGCAGGTCGACGTCGACGATTTGGTCAGCAACAACGCGAATTTTTACGCGGTCGATGAAGATAAGCTCGAAGAGCTCAAAAACTCCATCGCGCTTTCCGGCATCATGGATCCACCGACGGTCACGCGCACGGAGGATGGCAAGTACCGCCTTATTTCCGGCCACCGGCGCACGGCTGCGGTTCGGGCCTTGGTCGCAGAAGGGCGCGAGGATCTTCGCAAAGTACCGGTCTTTGTCCGCAGCCCCAAAAGCGCGGCCATGGAAGAGCTGGAGCTCATCATGGCAAACTCCACGGCCAGAGTGCTGACGAGCGCAGAGATCAGCCAGGCGGCGCAGCGCGTCGAGCGGCTTCTCTACGACCTCAAGGAGCAGGGCGTGGAGTTTCCCGGCAGGATGCGCGACCATGTAGCAGAAGCCTGTAACGTAAGCAAGACAAAACTCGCGAACCTCCACATGATCGAAGAAAACCTGATTCAGGACTTCAAAGCGCAGTGGGCAGCCGGGAAGCTCCCGGACGCGACGGCTTTGGAGCTTGCGCGGTGCGAGATCGCCTTGCAAATGCGCCTGCTCGACGCGTTTGCCCGGACAAAGGAGTTCCCAGCGTCCGCCGGTATCGCGAAGGTGCGCGAACTGGCAGCAGCCGGCGCGCAGTGGCGGCCGAGCGCGTGCCTGCACTGCCCCGACCGCAAACTCTGCCCGAGCTCCCGCGACGACGCGACGCTCCGGCATGACGCGACGTGCGGCTCTTGGACGCCGCAATGCAAAGGTGAGTTGTGCTGCATGGACTGCGAGTATGGCGCGAAAGCGCGTGGCTGCTATGACGTCTGCGATCAGATGTGCTCCAAGGCCAAGCAGTACCGCACCGACAAAAACGCCGCCGAGAAGCAGAAAGAGGAAGCCGAGACGAGGCACAGGCAGCGCGGTTTCCGATTTGCCGTCCAACACAAGGCCAACCGGCTTGTGAAGGCCATCGACGCCGCTGGGCTTGCGGACGACGCGAAACTCTCTTTTGCAAATTACGCCGAAGATAAGCCCGTCGGGAAAATCCGCGCTTACGCAAACGGAGACTTTGGGGACGATTATTTTCACGGCACGGACAGCCTCGACCCGGATGCAAAGCACATTCCGGAGCTCTGTAAAAAGCTTCAGTGCTCGGCAGACTATCTGCTGGGGCTGACGGACGAGCTCCAGCTGGCGCCCAAGTCTGACACGCTCCCGTGGCGCACGGATGCCGACTACCCGGACGGGAAAATCCTGTTTTTATTCGACGACGCGGGGAATCTGTCCTATCAGGTCAGCGAGGCGCGGCACGGACGCATCCGGATTTATTCCGACTACGACGACGGCAAAATCGTGCGCTGGCTGCCGCTGCCGCCGGAAGAGGAGGGCTCAACGTGAACAAGCTTTTGTACCGGCAATGCCGGGGCTGCGGCAATCTCTTCACGACGTACCGGACCGATCAGGTCTACTGCTGCCGGGAGTGCTACCGGCGGGCGAAAAACGAAAATTACGTCCCGGCGCAGTACCGCAAGAAAGAGGCCGTCCCGGTCTGCATCCGCGTGGCAAAGCCGCTTCCGGTCTTCCCAGCGTTCCAGCTCAAGCCCGGGAAGGTCTACAAAGCACAAAAGCGCCAGTGCTGCGACGGCATTCGCGCGACCTACATTGTGACGCTCGACGAAAAGCACCGGACGATCGTCCGGCAGGAGGAATGCGAGGAGGTACCCGATGAGTAAGATTGTCGCCAGGCGCGAGGCGGTCTATGGGCTGTACCGATACGGCGATTTTGTCGCCATCGCCCGGAAGACCGGCCTTTCTGCGCCGACCGTCTCCCGCGCGCTGCGGGGCGAGCCGTGTACCATCAGCACGGCAAGAAAGATCTGCGATCTGTTCGGCGCGAAATTTTCAGACTTTTTTGAGCTCAAAAAGGAGGTACGCATCCATGAGTAGCAGCACCATTTCCGCCATCATCATCGCCGTCGAATTTGCCCTGCGCGCGGTGTGCGTGTACGCCATTTTGCGCGTGACGCTGACGTTGTTCAGGGTCAACAAGAACGAGAAGCTTGAAAAAGAGCGCGACGCGGCGCTCACGTGGTTCCCGCATCTCTGCTCAAACTGCGCCCACAGAGACAATTGCCCTTATGATGACGAATCTGACGTGCTCCCGCAATGCCCGCGGTGGCAGTTCTGCGCGAAAAAGCATGGGGAGGTGTTTGACGATGGAGATTGTTGAAATTCTTAGTGCTCTGCGGCATTGCACGTCGGATCTGGGCTGCAATACCTGCCTGATGTGTGCGGATGTCGAGCGGCGCACCTTTTGTGTCGCGACGCTTCTGCAAGAATCCAAGACCGCAATCACAGATCTTTTGGCAGGCATTGACGCTTCCAAACGTCGGTGCGCGCAGGCGCAGACCGAGAGGGACGCGCTGCTGGGCGAACTCAGGAAAAGCGGATGCACATATTGCAAATATGCAACAGAGTGTGTGGATGAACTCAGTGCGTTTGGACAGGAGGACTGCGACCGCTGCGGCAAGCGGGAGAGCTGCGTGTGCCTAACGTGCAGCGGATACGGGAGCGAAACCGACAAATGGCAATGGCGTGGCTTGCCGGAAGCGCCGGAGGGAGGAGAAAAGGCATGAGACTTACAACGGATACCCCGAAGGACAATTTTGAAACGGCGATCAACCTGTTTTATGTCAAGGACAAAGATGTTTGGGTTCGCGGGTACGGGAAGGGCGGCGTAGACATTTCCCTGCTCAATCTGACGCGGGAGATTCTGAGCCACCAGTGCCCGTATGTAGAGCCAGACATCTCTGACGATGACCTGATTATGATGATGCCGGAATGGCTTTTCGACGATGTTCGGTCGACGGAACATGTAGTCGGGCTGCTCTATCAGGCAGGGTGGGTGTGCGCGGAACTGCGAGAACATCTGAAGCAGTATGAAGACAAGGAGGCCGCTGATGGAAAGACTGACGTTTGAAGGGAACTTCTGCGACATTGCGCAGTGCCGCGAACTGCCGTGTAAGCATGGCGGCACCTGCACGCAGAAGCAGGTGTGGGAAAGGCTCAAGGCTTACGAAGGTGCGGGATTATCCCCGCAGGCGTGCGCCAAGTGCCGTGAAATCGAAGAAGGGCTGTCTAGCACGGGTTACTCCATCTCGCGTATGCTGGAGCTGATGTGTGCCGACAAGGACGGGCGCGTCTTGATTCTGCCGTGCAAGGTGGGCGATACGGTTTATCGGCTGCAATACATTGAGCAAACGCTGGGGCGCTTTACGGTTGGCGCTGTTCCTATCAAGTTCGCGCTTATCTGGCTCGAGGAATTCGGCAAAACCGTATTTTTGACCCGCGAAGAAGCCGAGAAGGCTTTGCAGGAAATGGAGGGCAAGAAGGATGGCTAAGCACATAACCAAAGCGCAGTTGAGACAACTCTATCAGGCTCAGCTCATCGATAACGACGAATATCTGAGACTTTTAAAAGAGTTTGCAGGGATAGAATCCCGACCGACCACGGAGTACAACCACTACGACGAAAATGGCGAGTTTATTGGTAGCAGCGTGGACACCGATCTTTCTGACCTGCTGGACGAGGCTGGCGTGGAGGTGCGGGACGATGGCTGAGCTGAAACCGTGCCCGTTTTGCGGCGGGGAGGCGAAAGTCGTTGTGAGCTCTACAGAATATGGAAAAGGCATCGTCGGATGGCGATTTGGAGTAGAATGCCAAGATTGCCCCGTCCGGCTCACCAGAATAGATTATGAGCTGTCAATACGTTTGTCTGGGACCGGGGAAATCGAAACCATTGTTGACGAACGCGATGAGGCAGCAGCTGCCTGGAACAGGAGGCCAATCGACGGGCCAACATAAACACAACCCGACCGCTATTGCGGCGGCAAAAGGCGAGCTGCCGCCGAAGAAGCGGGAGCGGCGGCTGACCAAGCGGCAGGCGGAGCGGCTTTTGAAAACAGAGATATTGAGTAGATGCATGCCGTTTTACGCCCTTCCGCCCGAGTTGCAACAGAATCTGAAGGGAGTATATGGATTATGACTGATTATATCCGGCGCGATACGCTGATTGAGGACATCGGCGAAGCCGTGAAGCACCGCGGCATGGGCGAGATCATCGGTCAAACACTGAGACGGTACATCCTCCGGCAGGCCGCCGCCGACGTTGCGGAGGTGGTGCGCTGCGCAGATTGTAAGCACTCATACACCAAAAACCGCCCGTGCGATACGGCTTTATTCCGCTGGTGCCGTAAGTGGGACAATATCGTCCGAGACTGCGACTTTTGCAGCTACGGCGAAAGGAGAGGTGACAATGTTTCAGATTGAGCTTTTATCGGGCGGCGTGTTCCGGGTATACGCTGTATACCCGCAGAACAGCGCGTTTCTGATTTGGAAAGACAATGAGTGGGTATGGATGGTGGCGGATAAGTGCAAGCCGTATTATCCGCCCGTGGAGGCCTATCTCAACAAGCAGTTCATCCTCCCAGTAGAAGAAGGAGGCGAAGACGAAGAATGACGCGAAAACGATTCGTAAAGCTCTGCATGGGCAGGCTCGGCATGTCGCGAAACAAAGCGAACCGCATTGCAAGAAAACGTGCTTCGAAGTACGCAATTGAGCGCACCGAGGTGGCTATTATTGCAGTGGACATGGCATTTAGTGCGATGAGTAGTGCAATGGCCAACATTGTGAGGGCACTTTATGAAGTACGTTGATCAGCTGGACGCCGTCGGACGGGCGGCGATGGAGATCGGCGTGGAGGCGGGCATGCAGAAGATCTCCGATATGTTCCTCGCGGCGCTTGCCTTAGAGGGCTACGGAGAAGACCGGCTCGTCCGACTGGCCGCGCGCGTGTCCGAATTGGACTCGGAATTTGACGGCGCGTATGGCTGCGGACCGGAAGCGGACGGGCTTCAGGAACGGCTGGACGCGATTCTCCGCAAGGCCTGCGGCTCGCACTTTGTCCCCTTCCGCGAACGAAACCCGCATATCAGAGAGTTTAACTACAAGGTATCACCCCGGCGCAAGAAAAAATGATCTGGACTTGTGGCGCGGCCTGATGCCATGACGGGCTGCGCGGGGAACGCCGGGAGGATATAAGGGGCCCGAGCCCGGGCCCCTGACGATAACAGAATAAGGAGGCTTTATTTTACATGAGCTATCTCGTCTCGATGAAGACATCCGTCCTATGCCGCGAATGCGTCTTTACAGAGCCGCTGGCCAAGCGACGAGGCAGAGCGCCGAAAAGCCTGCCGCAGACGACCATCCGCGAAAAGCTCAACATCCGGCACGCCTACGAGCGGCTCGCTTTCCTGATCGCCGCGAATTTTACCTATTCAGACTGGCTGCTCACACTCACCTACGACGAGGATCATAAGCCGCCGAATACATTCGCTGCGCAGAAACGGGTGAAGCTTTTTAACCGTCAGCTGCGCGAGAGCCGCAAAGCCTTCGGCCGGCCTTACAAATATCTGTACACCACCGAAGGCCGGCACGGAGACAAGCGTCTGCATCACCACATTATTCTCAATCACTATCCCGGCGAGACGGAGGTACTCCGCAAGCTTTGGCCGGACGGCGATATCAACTGGGAGCCCGTCGGCAAGCTCGGTTTCGTAGGTCTGGCGAAGTATCTGACCAAGGAGCCGATGCAGCACGGACGGGAATATGTGGGCGACCGATTGTGGACGCCATCCCGGAACCTTGAAAAACCACGCATCACTGTCGAAAAAGTCCCGGACAACTACCGGCCTGTGCCACCGAAAGAGGCCTTTGACGTAGAGCCCGAGGCGAAGGAAAACAAGTTCGGCAGCTATTACTATGTGGATTACAAGCTTCCCTGGCGAAACAGGGCAAAACGAAAGGCCTAGGCCTTTAATAACTTGGGTCTTTACTATATCTTAAGAGAGGGGCGAACTTTTTTTGCAAAAACAGTTGCATACCGAACGGCCTTGTGCTAAACTGGATTTACAGGGAGACAAGATCGTTTGTCCGAAATGCGGGCACGCGACGCAGGTCAAGATCTTACCGACGACCGCGCTTGTCGATTTCCCTTTGTTCTGCAAACATTGCAGACGCGAAACGATCGTGAATATGAGCCAGAACCAGAGCCAGTGCCGCCAGGCCAGAGCCAGAGTCAGCGCCGATTGATATCTCACAGTGTGGGAGTCGATCGGCGTTTTTGTTTTACATCCGAGGTGATAGCCGGACGGCAAGATGCCGAGTCTCCCATACCGGGAGGCTCGGCATTTTTTTATTGCCCATGGATTACACAAGCAAACACTGGAAACACTTACGCGCTCGCGTCCTTCGCGAGCAGCCGCTGTGCCAGGAGGCGCTGCGATACGGCAGGCGGGAGCCTGCGACGGTTGCGCATCATGTCTATCCGGTCGAGGACTTTCCCGGCTGGCGCTTTTGCCGCTGGAATCTCATCGCGGTGAGCCAGGACGCGCACAACAGCTTCCACGATCGAGCGACCGGAAAGCTCACCGAGCGAGGCCTCGCTTGGCAGCGGCGAGTATCCCCCCCTCGATCTGCCCCGCCGCCGTTCTGACCGGAGCAC